AAGACCATACTAAATTTTTACCTGCTGGACCTCTTTCCATTAAGGTTTTAGTAAATGCTTCAGGAACGATAATATCATTATCTAAATCAATGTTGTTCATCCTTGACCAAACGGCTTTTACTCGTCTAGTCGCAGTATCTACATCCATTATTCCGTTAGCTATATCTTTACTTTGAAATTGCTTCATATAAACAAAGTTATTATTTTTTTTTAATCTTGTAATGATTGTTGAATTAGCATTCCTATTTGTTGTCCTACTACGTTTGAAATAATACTCCAAATCATTGCAGTCCTTCCTGTTGGTGGCTTATCGTTATACGTTAAAAGTTTACCATCTTTACCTCTTTGTGCTTCGTATCCCATTGTGCAACGACAATTGCAAACATTAGCTGCACTTGCTTTAGAATCGCAAGGATGGTCCATATACTCAAATCCTAAACCTGTCTCATCATTTGGAACGTGAAATTTAGCATCCATTGGAATCTTTACACCATCCATAACTAAATGGTCGGTGTGGTTTCTAGGTTCTCGCCTTGTTCTTGCATCTCTTGTGGCAATCCATTCTTTTAACGTAACCAATCCTGTGGAAATTGCACCAACTTGTGAACCTATGTTTGCTGCCCTTCCTGTTTCGGTTCTTGCGATAAGTTCAGCACGATAATCAGTTATTCCACTTGTCCTTAACAATGCAATAGTTTCGCTTAATGTTAGGTTTTGTTGTGCTGCTTGAATTAAGAATCTTCTAATTTGTTCTTTAGTGGTATCGGTAATATCTGAAGCCAACTTGTCTAACCCATCCTTCTCTAATACTTGTAAAATAGTGTAAGAATACAAATCGGTCTCAGCTGATTTGGTCTCAAATACCCCTAAATGCGATTTTAAGCCCTTTTTGACATCTTTATTGCTAATGATAGCCATTTTGTTGCCTAAAGCCAAATGAAGGGTTTTAATGGTCTTTTTAAGCGATTTATCGCTAATAGCATTTAAATCTTGGGTACGGCAATAGGTATCGACCTGTTTTTGTAGTTCTGCCTTGAACTTGGGCGAATATTGTTTTAAGGCATTGTTGTAAAGTGTCCGATATTGTTGCCAAATCACTATTTAAGTGTTAAAAGGTACAAAGTTTCTGCGATTAATTCAGAGATACCATCGATTTGATTTTGAATCCAGCTTTCTTGAAACGTTACTTGTCTTTCGCTTTGAACTTCAGCATATAATGCTTGGAAGTATGCTTGAACTTGCTCAACACTTTGATAGTCCACAGGATTTACTAATTCATATCCCATTGGTCTTCCATAAATACCGCTAACTGATTCAACTAAACCATCTATTAAACCTACGATTGAAGAGTAGTAATTATCCATTGCCTTATGACAAGAGAATGAAGTTGTTTGATGGTGGAATACAATTGCTTGTTCGTTAGATTGCTTTAAACAATAAACCAAGTCAACAAAGTTATCCATTGGAGTATCTTCCATTGGTTCGTTCTCAACAGGCTCAACACCCATAATTGCGTTTTCGGTTGCAGACATTTCTACATCGCTAAATGCTTTAAATTGCTTTTCTAATTGTGCGATTTGATTTTCAAACTCTTTAGTATCTTTCATTATTTTGTATTTAATAGGTCATCTATATTTTTCGGTAATTGAATCGGTTGGTATGTATCTAATGGTTGAAGGTTAGAAGGAATATATATTTTACTTAACTCATCTCTTAATTCATCAGGAACGTGAATACCCATTTCCTCATATTTTTGAATCGGTGTTAACCACCAAGCCTTATCCAACCAGTCAACTTGTTGTTGTTTATTTGCTTCTAATTCTTGATACACTGTTAAATCATAGTCAACATATACATCTTGTTGGTTTGCATATCCCCAATCGGTATGAAGTTTCTTATTGAAGTCATCACGGATTTCATTAAGCAAAGGAATGGCACAACGTAATGTTAAAGCCTTTTCGCCTTCCATTTGATTGTTGTACGTTTTATTCATTGAATCATTCATCAACTGACTTGGTACACCAAAAACATTACAAAGTGAAATCATATCCCACTTCTCTGATTCTAGGATTCCTAATTCAACAGGAGATAAACCTATTTCCTTCCAATCTACCTTATAACCTGAAACGGCTATTTGATTAAAGTTTGCTGCTCCTGCCTTTTCACTAACTGATTTCTTTAATGCTTGTGCTTGTGCTGCTCCGCTAATTGGGTCAAATCTATCATCATTCATAAACAGAACTCCAGCAGGTCCACCATTTTGGAATGCCGATACTGCTGCGGTTTTCGCTTCGTTGGAACGTGTTAAAGTTCGTGAGGCTGCTTTCAACGGAGACTGACCATATAATTGATTCCCTGTTATATTCCATTGTGGGTTGAAGTATTTATCGTGTAATATTTCCTCTCTTTTGAATGACCATAACTTACCAAAGTAAAGTTGATATCCAGCAACAACAGGAGGAAACACCTCTACGTTTGCTATGATAGCCATATATTGAGCAGGTAATACGTTAATAGACAAAGGTTTGCCCATATTTGCACCTGCTTCAATCAAACGACCATATACAAAAGAATTACCTGTGATTAATTTAAACGCACACCATTGTTCAACTATATCTGCCCAAGAATCTTCATCGTTAGGATGTTTAAGCAATTCGTTCAATCTTAAGTCTCCTGTATATTCTTCAAATGCTTTAGTTCTTAATTCAAGTATTGTTTTCCAATTGGTAATCTTATCAGGTTGGCTCATTAAAGCCTTGTATTTCTTTGCAGCTGGTTCGTTAATTACTTTGTAAACACTAAATGGAGCAAGTTTTGCTTTATCGGTAATAAGTTTAACTAATGAATAAACTATATCATTAGAACAATATCCATCATTAACAAAACTTTGAGCATCCGCACCTTGCCACGTTACAATTCCTCTATTAATCGCAACACTAGAACCTAAAGGACCAGTCATTGGTAAAACGGACTGCAAAGGCTTAACGGCAGAAATTTTCTTCTTTTGGAAGAAGTCAAGTAAACCCATATTAAAAGAATTTAAACAAAGTTAATATTTTTATATTAGAAAACACTTAAGACAAACTTTGGTTTGGATAAATGGGTAAATACGGCATATCGTGCTGCATCTAAAGCATCATCGTTTGCTTTAACAGGTTCTTCAATTACATTGTCGTTTTTATCCTTTTTCCATTTGTACGATTGTATTTCTCTTTTTAGGTTTTGACTATGATAATGAATGTTTATAGGAAACGATTTCATTTGCATAATACCTGCCCAAACTTCTTTAACGGCTGGTTTGATGTTAAATTGTTGTCGGTAGAGTTCTTCAATGGATTTTGGTTCGGCTGCATCTGCGTAAATCGTAGCACGTTCAGGCAATTTTTCTTTTATTAGTCTTGATAGGTCGGATAAGGTAAGACCGCTTTGATAAATGATTTCCTCAAAATAGTTTTGCCCTTCGTAATGCGTAACCTTTATAAGTGCTGCTGGGTGTACATAACCGAAGTCAAGTCCGTAGAATGTGTCTCCGTTGGGTGTTTCGCTATATTGCTTCCATTGGGTGTAAATAAGTTCTTTCGCTGCACCTCGTTCTCCTAACCCATAAACCTTCCACATAAAGTCATCAGGTAGGTCTTTATATTGTTCAATGTTTTTTATTTGGGTGTCGGATAGGTTTGATATGTTGTTAAGATAGGTTGAATGAATACGTTTGTTGGCAGGTTCATCGGCTATGTCATAAACCCAAGAAACAAAGTCGGCAGGATTCCAGTCAAGAAAAACTTGTCCTGTTGTTCTTATAATTAACTGGTCATATAATGCTTTGCTAATTAGGTTAGCCTCGTTTATGAATAAAATATCCCTTGCTGGTCCTTTTGCTTTATCAGGGTCTTCCAATCCAAACAACTCAATGTAAGAACCATTTTTAAACGTGTAAATAAAATCGGTGTATTTGAAATCGTTTTCATCCCATATATTCCATTGCTCCATTATACTTTTAAAGTCTCGGTATATGCCACGTTTAACGTGCGGAAGTGAATGCGATACTAGGGAAATCCTTGTCTTTGGTTTGGATAAAGCTATTGTGATTAATAGCTGAACTATTGAATAGGATTTACTTGAACGGCTACCACCTTCGTTGCATATTACAGGATAACCTTGTTCGTAAGCCTTTTTGTTTGCGTAAAATACAGGGGTGGCTTTAATCTTTAATTGGTTGACAATCTGCATCAGGTTCAATGTTTATTTGGACATTCCCTTTTATGTCTGCGGTAATATCGGTTGTTTGTTTTGGTTTCCCTTCTAATCTATCAAGTATTTCCTGATAAGCACGTAAATCCCCTTTGAATGCCTTTTGAAGTACCATCATATCCAATTGTTCTGCAACAGTAAATTCCTCTTTCTCCCCTGTAATTGGGTTGGTCTTTACTTGTACTAATTCTAGTAAACGCAATAAACGTGTTTTGCTATTTGGTATTCCTTTTGGTCTGCCATTAGGGTTTCCTGATTCTCCTTTCTTAAATTGTCCTATTTCTTGGTTAGGTATTGCCATATTGCCTGTATTTAGCCTGTTAAGGCAAAGTTACCCCATTCTTCTTGATTTCCAATGATGGGTCTAGTTTACGCATCCTATCTACAATAACTTGGCAGTATTTTGGGTCTAGTTCAATACCATAACAAACTCTATTAGTTTGATGAGATGCTATCATTGTTGTACCTGAACCCAAAAAAGCATCTGCCACAATATCGCCTTGTTTTGAACTATTATTTATTTGATAAGATATTAATTCAATAGGTTTCATTGTAGGATGTTCTGCATTTCTATTGGGTCGATTAAATTCTAATATTGTAGTTTGTTTTCTATCTGAATACCAACTATGAGCAGCACCTTCTTTCCAACCATATAAACAAGGCTAGTGTTTCCATTGATAGTCTTGCCTACCCATTACCATTGAATTTTTTACCCATATTAAACATTGTTTTACCATTATACCAGCTTCATTCATTGCCCTTCTAAAGTTTGCACCTTCGCTATCAGCGTGCCAAAC